AATCAACTTTTGTAACTATTAAAGATTTTAATAATTTATCAATTACAGTTCCATTTGCTATATAATTTTGGTTTGCTAGTATATCTTCTTCTCTAGCAGTCATATATTTCATTTCTATTGTATCACTTGATAATGGATGATCTTTAGGATATAATAGGCCTTGTGATGGTAATTCTATTGTTTCTGTTGGAATTTTGAATTCTTGCATAATCTATTTTTAAATAACTGTTTGTTTATTTGTCATACATATGTAATATACAAAAAAGCTTGACCGAAGCCAAGCTATTTTTGAAGGAAATATCAGGGAGTGTAAAATTTTCTAGAAATTTAAAATACAATAATCTGGTTGTACTTCTAATGAAATTTCTTGAGCAGCACTATCATCATCCCAACTATAATCCCCAAAGTTAGCTGATGTTATCATTGCGCCTTTAATTATCCATTCAGATACTATATCACCTACTGGTCCTAGTACATTAAATGTTAAATCTTTTTTATAAAAATCAGAATACCCATCTCTACCTGTTACTGATTCGTGATGTAATCTAACCCACTCCATCACTGCTTGCGCTCCTGATGGTGTAATAGGATCAAATAACGTCATTGAAATTGGTCCCCAAGTTGTTTTTCCTTTTACAAATCTTTGAACATTTATGTGATTTAATGGAATTGCTTCTTGTGCTATGTTAACAGCTCCTACTGCTTTTATTTGGTAGGATTGCATACCTTCAACACTCATAAAAAACCTATTCTTTTGTTTTGGTTCAAATGCTGTAAAAAATATTTCCGATGATTGTAATACTGCCATTTTATTATTTTATTTTATTTTATTATAAATATCTAATTTTTTAATTTTTATGCTGGAAATGTTGCTCCATTTGGTATAACATTGAAATCTAGAATTATGAATTCAGCTGTTTTAGTTGGTTGTAAAAATATTTGACCAACTAATTGATTTCTATCAATTACTGCTGGTGTATTATTTGTATCATCCATTACAACTTTAAATGCATATAATCCTTGTCTTTGTTGTACTGACTCTAAATAAGGGTTAACTTGTGATAAGAAGTTATTTCTTGTAATTATTGTATTTTGTTCAAACACTAAATTATCTGAAACTTGTCCTATAAAGCTCTTAAGAGCAATCATTAATCTTCTTACATTTACTCTATCTAAAGCACTTGATTTTTTCTGTAGTGTTTTTTGTCCAAATACTACAACACCTTGTCCAGGGAATGTAGCTATTGGGTTAACATTAGATTCATATAATGTATCTCTATTACTTACTGTTAATCTTCTTTCAGCTCTAATAACTTGTCCTAATCCACCTCTTGTTATACCTGCTGGTGCGAACCATGGATCACTTGAAGCATCTGTAAATGCATATACTCCTGGTATCATTGTTGAAGCTGGTACCCAAACCATTTCTGCTGTGTTAGGATCAATCGTTTGAACCCAAGGCCAATATGCTGCTGCATATGAACTATCAAATCCAGCTGCTTGAGTTGTTACTGTAGCTAATGCTGTATCATAATTCACTAGATCTACTATAAACATACTATCTCCTCTTGCTATTGTGTTAGACACTGCATTAGTGATTGGTGTTGTACCTGTTAATCCATTTGCATTAATTAATCCTGGTGCTGATAATACATTAAATTTATAATCATCTGTGTTAGCCATTAATCCTACTGCTGTTGCATAATTTGCTCCTTCTAATCCTTGATTATCTGTATTATCGATATCATCATAAAAATTCATTTTTCTACTATATCCACCATCTGTGGTAGGAATATTTGATCCAGCTCCACCATCTAGTGATGATGATTGTGGGGCATCAGGTAAACTTCCTGTAAACTTATCTTTAGCTTCACCTGCATTATTAAAATAATCTGGTGTTAAATTATTAACAGCACTTACTCTTACATAAGCTGAAGCGTTTGGATAATTACCTGTTTCTTTTATGTAATAATCACTACCATCAGTTGCTACTGATTTATCCATATCTCCTATTACTTTTGAAATAAAATTAGGTGAATTTGGATCTAGTGATAAATTGTTATACGATTCTAATACTATTTTTTGATTTGCATCATCATCTCCTCTTCTAATTAATAATGAAAAAGTTCCTGATGAAGTATTTACTGTTGCTACTTCCCATCTAAGGTTATCAACTGTTCCATTTACTAATGCTCCTGAACCTCCTGTTACTTCAGTATGTCCTGAATTCATTATTGCACCTTCAGATATAGTTTCTAATACAAAAGGAGATTTTCCTGTTTTAGCTACTCCTCCAGGTTCACCTGAACCTGTATTCATCCCTCCATCTGTATCAGCTACTTGTGAACTTGTAGCTGGTAGAAAAGATTGACTTACTACACGAGTAACCCATAATGAATTTCCTCCATTTGAGAAATAATTATTTGCTGCTATAGATGTTAGGAAAGAGTAAGGACGTGAACCACTCATTTGGTAAGTTCCATAAATAGTACTAAATTGACTAAATGATGTAACTAATGTAGGTATGTTAACTGGTCCTTTAACCGTTGGTCCTAATATAGACGCACCTTCTTGGGTTGGTAAGGGTGCTATAAAAGATTGGTCATTTTCTCTTTGTAAAACGCCAGGGGATAAAATAGTTTCTGCCATCGTAATATATTATTTTTAATATTGTTTTATTATAAATATTAAAAACCTTTTCAAAAAACTATTCTGGTTTGATAAACTCGCCAGTTTCTAAGTTTATAGTGCCTTCGCCATACTTTTCTTGAAGCTCTGCTGCTAATTCTCGTTGAGAATCTCTATTGCTTTTAAAGTCACTTTCTACTTTTTCTTTTCTTTCTTTTAATTCAATTTCAGCAGCTACTATGGTTCCAAATTGTTCTATATTAGCAGCTAATGAATCTTGAAGATTAACTAGTTTTTCTACTTCTTTTTGAGATAACTTAATATTTTGCATATTATTTTTGTTGGTTATAAATATATATAAATTCCTTTAAATTAATAAGTTGTTTCTTTATAGGTAAATAAGATTTTTCATTTTTTAAACATCTATTAAAACCTCTTTCATTTGTAGTTTTGATATCTATTTTTAAATCAAATACATCAGCTACTATCTCAGCTAATTCTGATTTAGTAATACAACTACTACATAAAACATTTTCTATTTTATAGTCATTCCAGTTTTGTATCATTTTTAAACAGTATTTAGCCCATGTTAAAGTAGTATTACCATTCCATCTTGCCTGTTCTGAAAATGAAGCTTCTTTTGTTTTTTTTAAAAATTCAAATAAATAAGGTTTTGGTGTTAATTCTGGTCCTATAATAGATGATCTTATTATTTTTGTGTTTTTTGAATCTTGATTTATCCATATACTAGCACTAGTTTTAGATGCTGCATATGATCCCATTTCGTTATCACTATCAGTACCTGGGTATATTATTCTACATTCTGTTTTTTCTTCTAGTAATTTAGGCAATTCATAATTAACTTGTATTCCTTTTCTTGTTGGATTAGTAATTGCTATACAATTTACAATATAATCACCTTTAAAATCTTTAAGATATTTTTCAAAATCTAAAGTGGGCCATTTTAAATCAGTAGTTGTATAACCTACATCCATATGTTTGAAATAAGAACAAACCATAGATCCTAACATTCCCTTATGTCCTAATACTAATATTTTCATGGTTTAAAATAATTATATTGTTCTAATATTTTTATTAATTTATCTTTTGAAACTGTTACATCATTACTATTAAATTCATCTGCTATGCAACTTTCACTTACATCTTTGTAATGCATATAATACGTATCATCTGCTTCACTGTAAAAAGTTCTAGGTGCTTCTTCTTTAGCAATCATTATTTCATGTATTTTTTCTGATATCCTAGGTTCACCTATTTTATATTTTAAACCCCATTTTTCAGAATAAATATCAAATAAATCTTTAACTAGAAATGATTTTAAATTAGGTACAACATTATACCCACTTACCTCTAATCCAATTTCAATTAAATCCATAGCATTTTCTATATCAATCATAAAACGGGTCATTTCATCTGAGTATAATGTAAGAGGGTAGTTTCTATTTATTGAATCCCAAATTAATGGTATTATACTACCTGTTGAATTTAAAACATTACCATAAATAGCAGATGATAAATTTACGTTAGATTTTTCTGCATTTACTATAAAGGATTCACCAGCTATAAACTTCATTGAGCCATATAATGTAGTAGCTGCTCTAGATTTATCAGATGAAATAAAACAAGCTGCTTTCATATTATTTTCTTCTGCTGCTCTTCTTGAATTAATAGATCCATCAATTAATACTCTAACACCTTCTTCTACATTTTGGTCTACAGCTTCTATTTGTTTTAAAGAAGCAGCAAAAATTCCAATAGTATGTCCTTTAGATGATCTTTTTAATAAATCAAAATTACGAACATCACCAATAATACAATTAATATTTGGAAATCTTTTTTTAAGATAATAATGTTTTGCCTCGTCTCTTGAATAAACTGTTATTTCATTATCATTATAATAACGTTTTACTAAGTTAGAACCTAAAAACCCTGCACCTCCTGTTATAAATATTTTTTCATTTTTCATGGTTTTATATATTTTACTTCAGGAAAAGGTACTATATAAGGTATTCCTAAATGTTTTGTTTTTTCAATAATCATATCTGCAAAATTCCAAGCTAATATTAATATGTAATCTGGTGGGTCAGATTCTAAAAATTCAGGTGGATATATAGGTATTTTTCCATTTGCTGTATATCTACTATATCTTTCAGGAGATTCATCTATAATATACATTAAATCATTAGTATCCCAATCTTTAGTACTAGTTACTACATTTGCCCTACCAGAAGCCCCATAACCTGCTATTTTTTTATCCATTTCTTTTAGATAACCTAATTGAGCACCTAAATCATTTAATGCAAAAGATATTTTAGAACTAAATTTACTTAAATCTTTATAATCTTTTTCTATTTCTATAAGATTATCTACTATTTCTTTTTTAGGTTCTGATGTGTCTTTAGTTGTTACTACTCTAAGGGATCCTGAATGTATTGGTACTTTTTTTACGTCAATTATTTTAAGATTATACTTTGAAAGTAATTTTTGTAAGCTAGTTACAGTATAATAAAATAAATGTTCATGATACATAAAATCAAACTGAAATTTATCTACTAGATCTACTAAATATTGTATTTCAAATATAAATCTTCCTTTTGGTTTTAAAGAATAATGAACTCCTTTAATTACTGAATTTATATCTTCAATATGGGCAAAAGTATTACTAGCTAAAATTAAATCAAAGTTTTCTTCCCATTCTACTGATTTTGCATAACTATAATTAAAAAAGTTATTAATTATATTTAAATTTTTCTTTCTACCTAATTCTACAATGTTAGTAGCTGGGTCTATTCCTATAGTATGATGTATGCCTCTATATTTTAATGCCTCAAGTAAAGGGCCATCATTACAACCAAATTCTAAAATTTTATGCATTGGTGTTAATGACTGGTTATTAATTAACCAATCAGCAAAATCATTAAAATGGTTTTGCATTCCTACAGATGAAATATACCTGTAGTCTTTAAATAAAGTTTCAGGTGGTATTAAAGTATTAGTTTGTACTAATTCACAGTTTTTACATTTTACTATCTTAAGAGGATACGATTTTATATTATTAACTTCTGTATCTAATGGAAAACTACCTGCTAAGGGTATCTTTCCAAAATCATATATAATATTAAATTCGGTATGTCCACAGGACTCGCATGAAATACGTTTTTTATATGTTGTCATTTGCTACTTCTATTGCTGATATTGGGGTTAATCTAATTAATTCTTTTGGTATTTCCAAATTATTTATTGAAAGTTTTAAGTTTTTTATAGAATCATAAAATTTGTTATTTTTATATTCCCCTATATATTCTTTAACTTTATTAAACCCAAAAGGTAAATAAATTAAATGGTACTCTAAAGTTGATGGTACTGTAGATTGGTGGATAATTTTATCATCTAAAGATATTTTAACTTTTAAATCTTTTTTAATATCATATAAAAATAATAAACATTTATTTGTTCCAATTTCTTTATTTTTTACCCATATTTTTTCTTCACCCATTATCCATTTATATCCTTCTCTAACATAGTAATGTTTAGTAAAATCAGTATCCATTTTTATAGAAGTAATTACTTCTTTTTCCCATTTATTAAATGGTATAACAATAGAATTATCTGAGTGTAATTTTTCGTACATGTAATTTTCAGTTACACCAAATCCTGAGTTATAATAATAATCTTCATAACTTATTTCTTTTAATTTATCTATATAAGAATTTAGTTTTAAGGCACACCAAGACATATGAAGGGCAGGTTCATATTCCCCACCATCATTCATTTTAACTAAACCATAATCTAAAATTACGTTATCATAATTTTTTAGGTGATTTTCTGATGTTTTAATAATATCGTCAGTTACTACTAAATCATAATTTAATACATAAGCATTATCATATCCTAAATCATAAGCATATATTAATCCTCTTTTCCACTGTTGTACTGCTGCATAACCATAATCTAAATATAAAGTATTTAATTTATAATATTTATATTTTTTCCAATGTATAGTAGCACTATGTTTTAAATCCATAATTGGATTACTATAGTCAAATAAAGTGTAATCTGTTAATTGAGTACTATCTTTTTCTACAGGGTAATGTGAAAATAATATTATATCTTTATTATATTTTTTTAAATCTTTTAATGTATTTTGTAATACTTCTTTTTTTTCATTAGTATCACAATAAGCATTAACTAAAAAACATTCT